TGCCTGAATATGGTTTAAAAGCATCTGAAAATACTGCTGTTCTAATATAACCAGTTCCATTTACATCTAACAATGCACTTGGTGATACTCCTATACCGACATTACCTGATGTATCTATTGTTAGTCTATCAGCAGTTCCAATAGAACTATTTTCTGATATTTTAAAAGAACTGGCACTTAAATCTATTCCCATTGAAAAATATTGATTTGCACTACTTCTAAAAGTTATTTGTGGATCAGCCCCACCTGCATGAATATATGTTTCAGCATAAGGTGATGCTACTCCAACATCTCTAATAAATGATGCTATTTTATTACCACCACCACCACCAGTTACTTTAAATGCTTCAGCATTACTATCTTGATTTAACAATAATAATCCAGTGCTTTCATCAAAAGTAAGATTAGATTCTACATTTGCAAAACTTGCTGAATGGTAAGTCAATAATCCATTATTTGTAGATCCTGACATTTGAGTTGCAGGTGCAGATGATAATACAAAGCTTGCTGAGCTTCCTGAAAAAGCAATAAACTTGTCAGTATCATTTAATCCAAGAGAAGCTGGATCTATGGCAGAAATATCATCTAAAACAGGATCAGAAGCTTGTTTATTATTAAGCTGTGTTTGAATGTTAGAAGTAACACCATCTAAATAATCAAATTCAGTATTAGTAACACCAGTAGCATGTAATGTATCTAGATAATTTAATTCTGTGACACTTCCTGTATATCCATCTAAAACATTTATCTCAGCAGAAGTAGAAGTGATCCCTAAATTTGTTAATGCATTTGTTTTTTGTGTAGAAGTTAATCCTTGAGAAGCAGTATCTATTCTTAGTCTATTACCTAAAGATGTTGCTGTAGTTGTAGCAAAGTTCGGATCGTCGCCTAATGCTGCTGCTAATTCATTTAAAGTATCTAATGTACCTGGTGCAGAATCTACTATGCCTGCTACTTGTGTATTTACATATGATTGTGTAGCTACCGAGGAATCTATTGCCACAGTCAAGTTGCCTGAGCCTGTTATATCTATTCCTGTTCCACCTGTTAAAGATGCTATAGCACCTGTAGCAACTAAATCAATTGTATTATCAGATGTTTGATAAGTTACAGATATGTTAGTTTCAGTATTACCACTAAACATAGCACCAACAGTATCTTGTATAAATAAGCTTAAAGTTTTACTACCAATAAATAGTTCTGTTGCAATTTTTACTGCATTGGTTGCGATCTGCAAATCACTTGCAGTTCCATCTCCATCATACAATGTACGCAAAGTTCCACTAATACCACCTGTTTCGCCTGTGTGTATTAACTGAACATAGCCCTGATTAACAGGAGTTGATCCTAAATTAGTATTAGCACTCATTAATCTATGTCTAATTCTTTACGTATGTGTTCATCTGTCATTCGTTTAGTACCCCTGCCAATATCGTCTGAAATAATCATTGGGCTACTAATTAATCTTGTTAGCTTTCCATTTTCCTTACAATCGTGAATATTTTTATTACATTTCACTAATTTTTTATCATTCATAGCTTGTATGGTATCAAATTGTTTACCACAAGTGCATTTATATTCGTATATTGGCATCTATTTCCCCTTAAAATTCTTTTTTAATGATAATATAGGGGTAAAATGAATTACCCCCATATTCAACCGATTTCAATTAATGCTATTAAGAAACATTATTGAAGTTTACAATACCCAGTGATGTTGAAGATACAGCGTGTGATAACGCAGCACCAAATAAAACATCAGCTACAACAGAAGTTGCCAAGTGGTCAATATCGTATGATGATTGAACTCTTGGAGCTACTTGTTGTGCAAAGTAAACTGATTCTCTTCTAAAAATAGAAGCAGCTTCAGTAGTAGCAGTACCACCTTCAGCCCAGTCTGTGCTTGGGTATAATTCCATACCATAAGCGTTGATGATCTTACCAGTTACGTTTGGATTTTCAGCGTCACCTCTTAAGTTTGCACTTGTGAAGTCGCCAATTCCAAGTAAAGACATATATGCTTTTGGATTAGCGTACATAAAAGTATTGCCATCTCCATAGTCATATCCAGCATCAAGAAGTTTTTCAAGTCCATCTCTTACTAATGCAGCTGTCATAACATCGTCAGTTCCTAACTGAACGTCGTTACCAGTACCTGTTTGGATTAATTCAGCGATAAAGTTTTCAACTTTTTTAGCCAAAGCGTAGCCCATGGAACGTGCATATGCATTGAATAAGTCAGCACTCTCTTGGACTCTTACGATGTCGTCGATTCTTTTCGCTTCATAGTGATGTTGATCAACTGAAAGTTGAACTACACCATCTGTGTTGTTTGTATATGTAACAGCACTTCCTGCTGTTTTGCTCGCAGCAGTTTCTTCTGCTACTTTTGGTATATTTAGGATGTCTCCACCGCTTGCTAACATACTTGAGAAGTCAGATACTTGATTACGTAAGACAAAGCGTCTTTCTGCATAATCTAAAATTGCATCTCTCCACATCTCAGGAATGAAATTTGCAGCTGTTGTTGGAGTTACATTTCCGTCTGCCATTGTATTTCCCCCTTAGAAAATATAGTTTTTAATTTCTATACCCATCTACAATCTGCTTCCAAAGTTTTGGATTTTTCTTTGCTTTTTCACGATCTGCGTCTGATAAATCTCCCCATTTCGTATTTTCAGCAAATTTGCCACTTGAAGTGACTTCTTTGGCGTCAGATATTTGCACTTTTTTATTACCCATTCTTTCTACGTGCTTTTCCAACTTAATTGTCGGTAGATCTTGGTATATTTCTTGTTCATCATCAGAAAGTTGGGTCAACAGATGTTCACGTCTTTGTTTCTCTTGTATTTGAAATTCCTCAACAATTGGTTTTAACTGACTGAGTTCTTTTTGAGAATTTTCGAAAAGAGTTTTAAATTCCTCTTTTTCCTCGAGTTCTTTTTGATCTCGTTGTTTTAAAGACTCTTGGAGATCAGAAATTATTTTATCTTTTTCTGCTTCTCTAGCCTCTGATGCTTGGCTTCTGTGGCGATACTTTTTTGCTTCTGCAATGTATTCGCCTTTATTAAATTCCTGTGTAGAATCTTCTGCTACTGCTTGTTCTTCTACTATTTTAGTTTCTTCGGACATCTGTCCTCCTATTTTATTGTTATAGTTTTGGATACATACTTTTTAATGTTTCTATCCAAAATTCTTTTTGCGTATTCTTCCGCAACTAATTCTCTGTTTTTATCTCTTAAATCAAAAATATCATAGCCACGATTTTTGTTCCACAATACCACATTACCATTTTTAGTAAAGGTTATAATGCCCTGATTGGTTTTGCCCTTAGCCATCATACCATCAAATGTAGTTCCTGATAATCGCATATTCACAAAAGAAGTAGTTGTGTCAGGGGCTTTGTTGCTTTTATATGATTTAAGCTTTTGCCCTGTCTTGACACCACGCATACTATTGCTTTTATACTTCTTGTATTGATCTGAATAGCCAAATCCGCTTCTGTTGTTTTGGAACATACCATTACGCATAGCATCTACTTGTATTAAAGAAATAGCATCTTGTGCGACAAGTTTCATTTGCTGTGCACTTCCTTTGACTATGTTTCTAATTTTCATCTTGGTATAATCCTTTTCTCGCTTGTAATTGTTCAGGAGTAAACTTCACTATTGCTTTTACCCATCTGTGTCTACAATTATAACCGCCCCTGTCAGTAAAATTGACATAACCTAACTTGTCTATTTCTTTTCTTGTTAGCCCCTGTCCTGTAGAAGCTAATGCCCTTCTGCAAACCTGTCTTGTTTTCCCATCAATCGTTCCTTCATATTGGAATTTTGTTTCAGGAAAATCTTCATATACTTTTCCTGTGACTGTCTGCGAAAATCTTGAGAAAGAGTCTTCTATTAAAAAAGCAGATTCAGAACTACTTATAAAACTTCCTACGCCATACGTAGTTGTAAGTGCTTCCATAACTTGTGCTGTGGTTTGTCCTGTGATTAACCCACGTAACATTGCAACTTTTAACTGATTAGAGTATTGTTTAACACGATCACTCAAAAAAGATAATTCAAACTCTTTTAGCTGTCTTAATACTTCTACGTTTGACGCAGAGATCTTTGCTAATTGTCTGTTAGAAAGTTCAGCATATATAATAGCTATTTCATCATCATATGTATTACTTACTTTACTTAATAGCCCAGCGTATCCTATTTTTTCCATTTCTGAATAAAAATCTATTTGTTGTGCTATTTGTAATAATTCTGTGTCAGTAAGCGTAGAAAGCCCTGCTACAACATTATCTAATTTGTTTAGTAATTCTTGTTGTATATTGGCTATTTCTTTATTGTAAAAATCTAAATTAGCCAACTCTCTCGCCTATTTTATCAATAATTGATTGAGTTTCGTTTTCTTCGCTTGGTATTTCTGCATCAAGCTGTTCTACCATCTGCTGTATTTCTTCTTCCTGTAAATCAGGGTTTTTCTTTCTTAGATATGATTGTCTAGTTTCAAGATTGTTGTCAAAAGCCCACGTATAATATTGTATTTCCTCTTGTTGTGACATTGGCACTTCTCTCTCAGAAAAATCAATACTGAATTGATCGCCTAAGTTAATTCCGCCAGATACTTCACAAATACGTTTAGCAATTTGAAATTGTTGCTTCTCAAATGGTCTATAGATTTGTTCTGTGTCAGATCGCAAAGAGTCCATAAGATCTAATTCGCTCATTTTTTTAGATAATCCTGATTCTTGTGCTTTATCAGTCCAATTAATTCTAACATTGTTTGCTTGTGCAATAGAGTCCACCATATACTTCGTAGATTCGATCATACCATTAATATCGGCACTTGGGCTTGCATAAGAGAAGTTAGCCCCTTCAGGAAGCACTATCGCCTTATCTTGCCCCATTGTGATACGTTGTTCAGTATCTAATCCTGTAAATAAAGGCTGTCCTAATTGGAATCTTCCATGCAAAGCCAATTCAGTTAGCATAATGTTAATAGATCGCATACCATCAACTAAATCATTTGCCCCTTCTCTAAAAAAGTCCCTAGTGTATGGGTGTCGGTGTGCTATGTTAAATGGAATAATATCGCCATAAGGGTTTCTGTCATCAGGGACAACAGAAGTAACCTTCCCACGTGAACTGATCATAAAGTGTTTACCTTCCATATCATCAGTTTCTTTACTCCAAAACATATACTGTGCGTCTTCTGATCTCGCCATTAACTGACTCTCAGCCTGATACATAATTGCAAATGGCTCGTCCTCGTTTGGCTTGAAGAAGGGGACAAAAAAGTGTATAGGTCTATATTTTAATTCTTTGCTATCGTCGTCCCAGTGTGTATACAAAGCTTCTGTACCTAATAAATACGTAAGCTGCTCAAATTGTTTCATAAAACTATCAAAGTTGCCCAACACTTCGTTGTATTTGTCGTTATATCTTACAGGGCTTTGTTGATATACCAATGCACGTCTTGAGATGATATTTCTTACCAAGTTAATATACATAGGCGGTATTTGTGAAAGAGATTCACTATCAAAATACTGCTTAAGATCTTGTTGTAGGTTTACCCCTTCATAATAATCAAGCAGACGTTCTCTTTCTTCCATTTGCTTGTCATATCCTTCTTCAATCGTATCCATTAATAAGTCATACAACATCTTCTCTGTCAAATTTGTAATTATCATTTTAATCCTTTATTTTACCATTCTATTGTGTTTGCCTGACCTTTAAATCCATACCTGTATTCAATAGGGTACATAAGTCCATCAAGAAAGTGTGATAACGTTTCTGTCTTTAATATGTGCCCATTTTCTAATGTTGTTAATTCTAAATCTCTAATTGTGTTCTTACATTTAGGGTTAATAAACAACTTGTGTTTGCCTGTTGCATCTTCCAGCATTCTGTTTAATGCGTTTAATCTGTCCTTCTGCGTTGGGTTAGCTTTTTTACTAATCACTGTGAATCCTGCGTCTTGTAATATTCTATGATCTGATTTTGTGCTATTGCTTGTTCTTGCTTTCCCTGCTGGATCAAGGTAAACAGGAAGCCCCTTTGCTTTTTGTTGCATAAGTCTTGCTAATTCAAATGTGTTAGAGTTCTGTAATCCGATCTCATCAAATACATAAATTTCCCCCGCTGTATTTTCACACATTAGAATTGCTGTCATATAACTTGATACACCAAAGTCAATCCCCCAGAACATACGTGGACTTTTTTCCATTTCCTTCACATGTATATCCCTGTTGAAATTGTAAGCACATCTGTTAGAAGCGGTTTCAAAGCTTGCTTCATATTCCTGTCTAAATGTGCTTGCGTCTAAATTCTTTTTTGCACTTTCTATTTCGTCAGGCGAAATAAAGCCACCTTCAATTGTAGTAAACTGCCAAGATTTATAGTCTGAATTGTCTAATTGTCCCTTCACATACATATCATAAAAATGATTCTGTATACCTGTTGGCGTTCCTACAAATAAAGCCTGTCCCTTTGTTTCAGCTAACATAGGTTGAACGATCTCTCCCCATACATTTGGTTTCATATAAGCATATTCGTCTAATACAACTTTATGCAAACTAACACCACGTATGTTATCTTCTTTATCTGCTCCTTTGAGTTCTATTTTAGCCCCATTATTAAGTGTTACAGATAATTCTGATTCATTAATCTTAACGTCTTTACCGCTGAATACACGCTTTAACAAATTCCAAGCAACCATTTTCGCCTGACGATAACTTGGGTATATTATCCACCTTCTTTCGTTCGGCTTCAATTCTTCATTCATTAACCAAATTAATGAAAAGAAAGTTTTGCCCCATCTTCTACCACAAACCAAAATTTTGTATCTTGATTCATCAAAAAGAATAGACCTTCTTGTGTCGTCAATCCTCCACTTCATTAATGTCAAATACCTTTATTGGCTCGTCATTAACTTCGTGTAACCCAATTGTCTGTTTTGGCTTACCTTCTAAACGATCTGCTATGAAGTGTACTGCCCAGCTTTCGCCCTTCACTGCAAATTCAAATACTTTACGCATAATAAATTCTAATTTATCTATATCTGCTTCAGGTAGCTGTTCTGATCCTATCTTCTTTAATATTCCATTGATAGTTGTTGTGCCTTTGGGGCGTCCCTTTGGGTTTCCTGATTTGCCCTTTGTAAATTTTGCCATTTCCTGTTAATTCCCTGTTAAAACAGGAATTTTATCACTTTCTTAGCAATTATTCCTGCTTTCTGTTTATCCCTTATCTGAATTACTTCCAAATCAGGTTGTAAACGTGTGTTGTTTAATATATTTTGTATTTTTGTGTGTCTTGATTTCTTAAACTTGTCTGACTGCGTATCATTTCTGTCTACGTGTCGTTGTTCAAGCGTTTCTTCGTCAAGATCTAAAACAATGAACATATGCTCATATTTTTCGTGTAAATCTAATAAATTCTTTTCTGTAAACAGCCTGTCGCCTTCAAAGAGAACATTATAGTCTGTTATTTGTAAAAACTTCTCATAATCTTTTTGTACTGCCATAGATAGCTTATCTGTACCACCAAACGTATCATTTGGTTTATAAATACCTAAAATTGCTACATTATCCGATATATAACCCCTTAACAGCCCATATTGAAAGAATTTCGGCTCATCTTCTACGTTATTCAGTATTTCTCTTACTAATGTCGTTTTTCCTGAACAAGGAACACCGCCTATTGCTACAACTCGTTTAACCATTTTTTCTCATACGTTTCGTTTCTAAAATCCCATAATACTTGCCAATTAACGCCATCTTGAACAAGATCTTGCATTTTTTCTATTTCTTTACGCTGACGATCTATATAATATCCAACATAACGTTTGCCACGTTTGTACTTTTTGTAAGCACATAGCGTTGTTTCAATGTTCCAAATGTTTGTATGCTGTATATCAAGCTGTTCTATTTCTTCTTTCATTAGTTCAAATTGATATTGTAAATAGCCAAGTTGGTTTTTATTTAACTTCTTTTTTGTTCCATGTGTATCTAATTCATATTGCTCTAAACTATACACTAAACCATTTCTACAACTTTCAGCATTCTTTAAGTCTAAATACGTTGGCTCTAGATCAAACCCTGTTAAGACATTTACCATTTCTAAGTAAATAAACATTGTAAACCTGCCAAAGTAATGTATTTTCATCAGATCCTGATAACAATTATCATAAGTCATCTGTCTATTCGGCTGTTTCAGGGAATTAAAATATTCTTCTTGTGTTAAGCCATTAAGCAGCTGTTTGTAAGATTTAAAGATATTAACAAACTCATTAAAAGATTTTACCTTTAATCTGTCTGTTTGGAACACAGTCTTTTGTTTATTAGCGTCCCACCAGCGTTGTAATCTGCCTTCATCTACGTTTTCAAAGTCAGGAAATTCATTGTAAATATAATACACAGTCGTTCCTGAATAACAACAAGCATATAAAAAAGCTAACCAATAACGTTGTTCAATATTTAATTCAAATCTATCGCTTACATATCTTAAACAATCATTAGCTGGATCAATGTCTTTTGCTTTTGAAGATTGTATATGATAATCAATGTATTCCTCTACCATTGCCAAATATTTTGTGGAATGCCCTTCTTTGTTTGTGCTTTACCTACTTTTGTCATACCAATCTTTTCATAAAATTTATTTCCAGCTTCATTATCAAGATTACATTTCAATGTCATAGGTTTAGGTAGATTCTCTACAATAAACTTTGCCACGCCCTGTTTTTTAAATTCATCTAATACGCCGATCTCATATATTACCCAAGAACTATATTTTTTAGACCAGCCATATCTGACAAATCCTTTATCTTCGCATACTAAAAATTTATAAGTTGTGTTTTCTGTTAAATATTTGTCCCACACCTGAAATAAATTAAAAGATCCTATGTGTTCTTTTTCTTGTTTGTGTACAGCTTTGATAAGATCTGCGTCTTTACGCATAGCTCTTTCTAATTTATATTTCATATAATACACCTGCTTTAATAGGCGTTGGCTCAAAAGTATCGTCTACTCTTTTAAAAATATCTCTTGTAGAAGCTATAAAAGTTGCATTTTCATATTCAAATATCCAGCAAGGTCGCTTTTTATTGCGTATTACATATAAATTTTTGTTTTCATCAAGCATCATACCTGCAAAACTACCTTTAATATCGTTTACAAATCTTTCAATTAATGCTTTATCGTTTCCACAGCGTTGAATTAGTATTTCTCCATCATTATCAGTTTCCATAGTGATATTGTATGCTTTTTCCATTTGGCGTTTTGTTCTCATATCAATCACACCATTAAACACCAATGCCATATCGTCTATATGTATTGGCTGATTATTTTTATGGTCTTTATAGTCGCCAGAAGTTGAATATCTATTATGGTAAATAATTTTATCTGATACTGGAAAAGCAACATCATATAATTCTTCATACTTTCTTGTTATAAGTTTACCCTCTTTAATAAAACTAAAACCATAACTATGTAGCCCACGTACTGAACTTTCAATAATTAAGTTATGTAGTATTGCAAAGTGACTAGGTTTTGGATCTTGTGAACTATATCCTACAATTCCGCACATCAATATATACTTGCCCCTGATCTTATTTCACGTTGTTTTGCTATTTCTTGTTCTTCAACTGCTGTTCCGCAATGTGTCATATTTTGCCTGTAATACATAACCAAAGAAACTCTTGTAGCTTTTTCGTCAATCTTTGTAATTGGCGTATTGCCATGCCATTGGTGCACATCACACAATAACAGATCGCAGTTTTGCATATCAAATGCTACTGCCCATTGTGGAATAACAAAATAACCGCCTTCATATCTACCTTCACGTAATACAACTAAATTCCCAAAACCTTTATCAAAGTCGCCTTTATCTGTATGCACTGCTGTTTGCCAATTCTTATTCACTGTGACTGTGGTAAATGCAGTATCTTTAATAACAAAATCCTGTGCAGTTTCATCTGCTACTTTTCGTTGCAATTGGTATTCGTCTGGCATAAGATCGCTATATTGATTGTCTACAAACTTAATAATACCATACGCTTTTTTAAATTTCTCAAATTCTTTTTGATTAAAAGCGGTTTGTCTGCAATAAGGAAATCTCACATTCCTATCAAAATATCCTATAATTCCGCTATTAACTTGATCTGCTCCATTAGTGTTTGAAACAGATCCATCTTTTTTTAATCTTTTGCTTCCTGCTGTTCCTGATGCTTTGTTCCTATTGTTGGTTGCTGTCGCTGCAGCCTTT